ATGCACCAGGATATACCCTACGTGCCTGCTCATCATTATTGAAAATCATAATAGGACCCATTTCGCCAGCAATACGATCAAATATAGTATAAAGATTCCTAGTCATATCAAACCTCTTGTATAATGGCCCCAAAGCATCGCCAAGGGGCCTAGAATCGATCCGACGGGCAACGCCCGCACTTACTTACGATTTTTTCCTAAAGAGAGCAATGACAGCGATAACAGACTTAATAAAAGCGAACAAAGAGACGACACATGCAGTGACCACTTGGGCAATAGTTCCCATGTCAAGACCGTCCACACCAGGACCCCCTCCCGTCCCCCATAGGGGAAGATAAATAAGGGGAGCAACGCCCCCCTAAAACCCCACGTCCACACCCTTCGGGGTGAACTGCCTATATATTAACAAGAGAGATATAGGCCTTTTTGCGAGGGGGGCCGGGTAGGCCTGTCCGTGCCTCATCCGGTCACCCCTCGCATCACTTCGTCCGATCGTGAAGATCGGACCCGGCTTCGCCGGTCGCCCCTGCGGGGCTTTCCGACTTCCCGCCGGACTTGCGAACGGGGGTGCCCGGATGGGCACTTCCTAGGCCTGCCCGGCCCCCCTCGCGCTCCCCCCTGAAACAATCTATACATAGATAATTAGGGTCACACGCATCTTCTTCCGAGGTAAAACTCATTTGACCGCACTTAGTACATACACCGATCATAGAGGGTCCACTATTCGGTAACCCTCAATATTCTGATCATCGCAAGCAAAATCAGGAGTAAACATCATACTATCCCAATCGCCAAGATTAAAATGATGGCGATTACCCATTTGATAATGGGTTATAACCACCGACTTATCATTAATATTCTCTAATTTCTCCATTACTTTATACTTTTTAACATGAGCGGATACACCGCACACTTCCTTCAAGAACTCATCAGAATCACGGATAAAACAATCTTCCGATACAAACTTACTTTTCATTGCCTTTGCGAATATATCATCCGCAGACAATTCCTTTCCGGAGATAATCTCCGCCGCCCTTGCGAGGGCGAACATGTAACAACTGTTTCTAGCGAAACGATAAACATACGACTGGGGAGCTTCACGCATACCACACCTCCATACAAACATCTAAACCCCCTCTACAGGGGGTACTTTTAACTATACAACAACTTTTATTATTGTCAATAGCAATTTAACCTAATAATATAGCATTATTCTACTACTTTCGCGCCTTCGCGCGATTTCGGCGCCTAAGGCGCCGTGCGCCGGGGCTCTCGCCCCGTTCGCTTTATAACGAACCAGAGGTTCTAAGGGACATTTTCCCTTTAAGGTTTTTTTTATGCTGGGCACGCTGACGCTGTAACTCTTCGAGTATTTCAGGATACGACATACCGCGGTCAATCAGTTCCTGATCACGCAAGTCATACGCTTCGCTAATACCTCTATACAATTCGTCGCTATTTAAATTAAGCTTCCTTATATAATATCGAGGTATACTTATATTTTTACCTTGCTTTTTAAGACCGTTTTTTTCAAGCGTATCCTTATTGTCAATAGCCCAGCGCAAACCTAAACCCTGCGATTGCAACTGGAACGGAAGGGCTAAGCCCAAACTTCTATACCGTCCATAATTATCTGCAATCTTTTTCCGAACATAGCCTGTAACATAAGCGATAGCACCCGGTTTAACCGGGTCAATAGATATTCTATCGCCATAAGGCCAAGATTCATATATTAGTTTATCAAACCTTTGATCAACACCGAACACAATAGAGTGCCAATGACACCTCATAGTTTTTTCTCCATATTCGCCACAGGCGAAATATTTTATTTTATAGGGATCAAGCTTCTTCCGAAGACTTTTGAAGAATCCCTGTATATGCTCCTTATTAAGGGAACCATCCTCTGGATAATGCTCATCATCATATGTAAGAGTAATAAAGGACTCTGTAGGCCAATACGCCTGCTCATTTAATAATCGTTGAGTCCATTCTTTAGACTTAGCCGCACGACAACCAATACACTTTCCACATGGCACTGTAAAATCCCCTCCCGTCGATGACGAGAGGGGAATAGGATTAACGCACTGCATCAGTCACCAGGTCGTGCTGTAGCACCCTTCGCGGCATTTGCACGCATTTCAGCCTTTCTTTTTTCAGCTTCTGAAAATGCATTAAGTTCCCATCCTGATAATCCAACAGCCTTTCCAGCTTCAACATATTTACCGTTTTTAATATAGTCTTCGACTTTTTTCCATACAATTCCAGGTAGTGTATATTGTTTAATCAAATCTTCCATATTTTCAGCAAATGTTTTAACTTTCTCGCCAGCTTTATCGACAACTCCACTAACACCCTTTCCAGCGTCCTCCAAAGCACCTTTAGCCGAACCTAAAAAACTACGAAAATTACTATTTTTCATAAAGTTTTGAATATCTTCCCAATTCTCTACCCATTGATCGATTAATCCACGAGGTTCTCCTACTGCATTTTCACGATTTCTTGCTACATCTAAATTATAATCATTTATCGCTTTTCTACTTTTTATTTCATCAATAGCCGCTTGTATATTTTCCATCTGTTTATCTTTTAATTTATTTTCTTGTTTATCCATAATCCCTTTTGCAATACCTTCACCAACACCACTTAAATCTGGATCATATGGTTGATGACTCGGCACACTAGCACCTTGTCCACCAGTACCAGATAACAACGGATTAAGACCAGCAGCTTCCAGATCTTTAACTTCACGTTGATGAGCAGTATTAGACATCCTTTGCTGCCAATCTCTATTCGCTTTATTAAGATTAGCTCCGATTATATTACCTGTAATACTTGCTCCTGCAGTAATCGCAGCAGCTGCAATTTCACCTGACATCATTCCTCCTTAGGAGTTTCTACAACCTCCGGAGTTTCAACTGGAGCATCAACAATATCAGGATCACGACGAGCTTTACGCTTAAGCCTTTTCTGAATCTCACGCATATACATATTCACATCTTTTACATCTGCAAACTTAGACAACGATACAGGACCATGATGTACATCATACAATTCTTCATCCGAAATATTACGATTTTTCATGTACAAGTTAACTCCTGCACGCATAAGACGATCAACAGTTTTTTCAATACGCTCATAACCAGTAGTTTCAAGCAAATTAGTAGGATCTGGAACTTCCATGCAATCTTCAGCAGGAGGACGGTGAAACCAACTATACATTTTAGGCATCAGATACGCTCCATAATCGAAGGATTAGCGAACAACGGGAGAGCACGGGTACAAGTTATCAAATTACCAATATTAGCAACAAAGGTATCCTCAGAAGGCACAGCCATACAACGAGCTTTTTGAGTAGAGCAATCGGCCTGAATGAACGTACCATTTAGAGCTGGCTGACTAGCAAATATACGACCCATATGCCAATGAGCCAAACCACCCGAAGTCTTTTTCATAAGACCCGCTACAGAATCATGCATAATACGGTACTCGTCGTAACGACCCTGGAACGCTAAATCTGAAGCATCACCTGGCCATTGAACACCATCATCCGTACCATCACAATATATTTCACCAACCTTTACAATCTGTTCCGAAAGATTAGCAAACACAGGGAAGGGATAATCATATTTAGATTCTATAAGCCACGCACGATGGATACCTTGCTGATACGCCGCCTTGGGCAATACCGACATGATACCCATAATCAGACCGGGCTCCTCAACACGAGTTGATCCTACATAATTAGATCCAACCGACAATCCTTTTCCTGCCATTTGACCAAGAACAGTATCCTGAGTATCATCAGACGGAACAAGAGTAGAAGCATTAGACATAACCTCATCAACAAATATAGGCTGAGTAACACGACCAATAAATTCCGGCTGCTGTAGAGTTTTATCCACAGGAGCAACATCATACTGACCACGAAGAAAGTCATGGAATAGAGCACCAGCACGAGCATTAATCTCTAGAAACCTTTGAATCTGAATAGCTTCGCGAAGATCTGCAATATCGGAAGTAGTCGAACCAGATAGATCAACCGTACCACTTCTCATAAACTCTTTAATATTACCCAACGCCGTTGCATTATGTGCATACATTTTTCCATTTGCCGTCGCGTCTGATACTTTAATTGTCGCATTAGTCATGCTTACTGTATCGAATAATGCATCTACCCAATCAGTGCTTATCTCGCCTGATACAGGCATAGCGGGCGCAACACCGCGCTGTTGCCAAGGAAGGGCCGACGTAAAGTAATCACTAGGCCAATTCCTTAGTTTCAAATCTTCTGCACTAGCAATAGTTTCATAATCAACTTCATCTTGGAAATTAATATTACGATAATGCCAATTCCATATTTTAAAATAAGCACGCCTTACCCAATCGACAGGTTTAATAGAAGGGATAACATTACAAGGGAAACCAAGATGATCCCAAAGATCACCTTCCTCAGTTTTATTAATATTAGTAGGAGTCCAACGAGGAGGGCTGGTACTATCGAGTCCATCTTCACCTCCAGTAATAAAATCTACAAACGTATCGTCAACAATCCTGTACGGAACATGATAAAAATCAAATGTAGCATAAACCTCATGAAGCACAGGCGCGATCATCGGCATAAACCGAATAACAGCCTCAACACTAATATTAACACGATCACCCGGCATCACCGGAATAACACATATAGGATACAAGTAACCCATATCACCAGACATTTTACGAGCATGAGTCAAATTGAACTTCGTATAACCAGGATGCATTTTTCGTACAATAGGATCTTTATTGTCAGCAGTAATTACTTTCAATCAACTACCTCCTCTGGAGTAATATCCTCGGGGATCTCCTCTCCCGAGACAGACATAGTATTTACATCAACATTACCTATCCTTACCAGCATAAAATCAGATTTTTTGTTCTTAGAGTTCTCAAATGCACCAGGATATACCCTACGTGCCTGCTCATCATTATTGAAAATCATAATAGGACCCATTTCGCCAGCAATACGATCAAATATAGTATAAAGATTCCTAGTCATATCAAACCTCTTGTA